CCCCTATGCAACTTCAATCTGCTCAAGATCTTGAGCCAGATAATCGATGAGAATATCATAATCATCTAGAGGATCTCCAGAAAAAACTACACCTTCATTTTCATAGTAACGACGAACTTTTTTAAAAAGTTTTGGATTTTTTACATCAAGGAAAAAATCACCATTTGCAGCACCACGAAGAGTCTGCACATCTTTTTTAAATTTTTCTGTAAGAGACATTGTTTTGAATGTTGACCTTAGCATTATACAAGTTTGACAGTGGACTGTCAAGTGCTCCTTGCGTGGATCGAACACGCCTCAGGCGAATTATGAGTTCGCTGCATTCACCAGATTGCTAAAGGAGCAAACGGAGGATTTACCCAGCCTCAGGTTTCCCTTCACAGGCACGGAACCTCCAATAGGACTGCGGAGAATTGAACTCCGTTCACACCGTTATAAGCAGTGGGCCTTAACCAATAGGCGACAGTCCCTTGCGTTGACCAACCTATAGTAACAGATGGTCGGTAGATGGTCAAGGTGCGTCGTTGTGTTCGGTATGTATTCGTATTAATTCTTCATCCGCTGGCATGATTACTGCCTCACCATGCTCGCTCGTAATGATAAAAGACTTTTTATCATTCTCAATTAGACTCATTAGATTGTCAAAATCTTCTTGAAATTCTTCCACAGTATACCTCTTTAAACTGTTAAGTGCTTCTTCAATACTCATTTTAATTTAGGTCCATACATCCAGGTCACTAATGAGACACGTCTTCCTTTTGTTACGGGAGTTACTCTATGAGGGATTCTAGAATCAAATACAATAACAGATCCCTTTTCTTTTGGTGCTTGTATCATGTTTCCATGATAATCAATGAATTCTAAATCACCACCTTCATATTCCGATGGATCACTAACCAATACACTTGCACTTAACTTTCTAGTCCACTTCCCATTTTTTGAAGTTCCATAATCACTATGCCAACCATAGTGACCATTTTCAAGATATACTGAAATTTGTATACTTTCAAGTAGGTTTAAATCATATTCCCAATACTTTCTATTTGCAAGTCCAATATAATGAGAAATTACACTACATGCCCAATGATCTTCTAACCACCAACGTATTTTTGAATTTCTAATTTTTGGATCTATCCATCCGTTATCTTCGCCACCAATACCAGCATCCTCAAATGGAATTTTAAATTGTTCCATTTCCTTCAACTCTTCAACCATTATGTCAACCAGTTTTTCTGGTAACATCTCTCTATAGTAAACTAGAGGAGTGTCTGCAAGAATATGTGGTTCATGACCATTCAGTTTAATATCTTTATTCATACATTAAAAGGACTCATGTTATTCAAGTCGGAGTGAAAGGATTTGAACCTTCGGCCCCTGCTTCCCAAAAGCAGTGCTCTATCCAAACTGAGCTACACCCCGTTGACTTGGTATAAGGATATCATACATCCCCATTATTTTGTTGTCAAGCGTTCAAGACTTCTTCTCTTATATATGAAGCAATCAATACTCCTCGACGATTAGATGACTTATTATAGGCATAATGTGCCGATAATTTTTCATCAAATAAATTTAGATCCCCATCCTTAAGTAGACGCACCTCATCATTAACAACTAACGCTGAAGGTCCATCACTTGGAATATCCAAACTAAAATGATATTTTATGACACTTGATTGTAAGTATCTAGAGTCAATTCTCTCATCACCATCAGAATGAGGACTTAATTCGACTCCTGGTTCAAGAATAGAAAAAACAACAAGAACTGGTTTGATGGGTTGACTAAGCAACAATCTTACCGTTTCAGATTGTTGAACTTGAAGTGGTGTCCTTGATATCTTTTGCCTATTAAAAATTAACGGACAAACTTTCCAAGGAAAATCTGGAGTATATGTTGGAATAAATCCAAAAAAATTACCATCTAAAGATGTTAAATCATATGTATGGGAATAATCAATAAAAAAAGGATTACTTTTAAAATTAAGATAATCACTTTTTATAACATCATAATTATCATAAAAAATAGATACATCTATTTTACTAAATTTAGAATCAACAAACATTATTTAAATCATATTTTTCAGTATTTATGAATTTACTCGCCACTCCCATTTTTGAACCCATGCATATAACCAATAACCACACCAGAAATAAATACAATAAAAATTAATAACTGTTTGTCAACAAAATCAATAAGTTCAGACCACTCCATATTAATCATCTTCATCCTCGTAGGTAGATGGTTCCTCAAATAATTCTTCCATTTTTTGACTCAGAACTCTTTCTTGTAGTTCTTTTAAATCTTGTTCGGTGAGCAATATCATTTGTCCCTTAATAGTTCTTCTATTCTTTTACGCATGTTGGTACTATCCTGCTTCATGTAATCTCGTATGGAATACCCACGTTGATTTCTCATGATACATGTCCCTTGATAAAACATTGTGGCAGCAAATACCAACAATAGAACTATGCCTATTATTTCAAGGTAATGTTTAGCCATGGTAGTACTGGTGGAATAACGCCTATAAGTCTTAAAAGTCCTTCAGCAAATAAAGCAAGGACAAACCAACCAACAAACATAGAAATAATGGAAGCATTCCTATTGTGCTTTCGTATAGCAGCATCGATCATCTCCTGACACTCTTTGTGAGTGACTAGGTGTTCTGGTTTAATTTGGTCCATTCTGTGTGCCATCTGGGTAGTCTTCCTCCAACTCTTTCAATCTCTTTTCCCAGGTTACTCCACCTTTTATACCTTTGCATGGATTTATACAGTTATCATCACTAAAGTTATTACAAACAAGTCCAGCAAGGTCAAGTTCATTTCCTTTTTTACCTGTACCAGACCAATAATGTTCACCATTCAACCAAATTGCACCGCACTTTGGGCATTCCTTACGATCTAATTTGAGATCGGACATTTCTTTATCACTCATTTGGATAATCCTCTAAAAACTTATCATAGTTCTTGTGTGGGATACCCAGTTGTTTTTCCAGTTTTCTCTGTAGAATTCTCATTTGAATTCTAATCACAACATAACGAAGTTGTAAATCAATATATTGAAATATTCTTATAGTTCCTTCATAACCTGCATACCAAACCATGAAGAGAAGGATGAGGATTACAAAATATAATCCTATGTATGTAGATGGATCCATTAAGACACAGTGCTACGTTTACTTATAAATTGTATATAGGTAATACAGTATTGTCAACCTATTTTTAGTATTATGATATACTAACAAACGGAAGAGGTGGGATTTGAACCCACGGTGCTACTAACACGGCAGTTTTCAAGACTGCTGCCATAAACCACTCGGCCACCCTTCCAGTATTTGATTTCTTATAGTATAATATATCTATGCTATTTTGTCAAAAATGAATATAGATGAATACCTTTTAAGTCTTGGATATGATGATAAAGAAACATTATATGAACCTGGTAAGAAATTATCTATAAAAATTCCATTTGATTTTAACGGAAAACGGATTAATATTTGCCCATACATTATTCCATATTATAGTAAGAAAAGTTATATTGCAGCAGAATATAATCACTCAAGTTATTATGATGCTCCTGAGATAACTAGACAAAAGATTCTAAACCTAATTGAATATATTAAATATCCCGAACCAGGGAGAGTTGGTGATATGGGATGGGAAGCAGAATATCTTGTTAACCCAAGAGAATTTACCGCTGAAGAGAGAGCACGTATTGTTGTATCTAGTTTTAAAAAATTTAGAACTTTGATCCTAAAAGGAGAATGGTTAGATGGTATCAGAGCACAACCAGGAGACATTGTTGCATCTAAACCAATAGGAATTAAATTTGATATGGGATTTAATGAAGAATCTGAAAAAGAAGGAACTCTCCAAAGAAGTATACTTTCAAAAAAAGTATTCAAATTCGGAGAGTTAAAAGAAGATGGAATGCAATACTCCATCATTGGAGAAGATTTAGATATGCATCCTATCTAACTTCAAAGTCCAACTTACGGACTTTTCTTTGCCTTCTACTTTCTTGCCAGGAGATATCGTCATGTGATAATACTCCTGATTTTTTAATTGTCTGTTTATCAGACTCAATAATAACAACAAGACTTAAATCATTTGCAAAGATAGTATCATTTTTTATAGATGTCATATTAGGACAACCACATGATACTGTTCTAGCAACATGAGATTCTAATTCTTTGTTACAATTTTTGCACCGTATTAACATTGTTCTAAATCAGTCTTAACTATGTATGGGCGATACTGGGATCGAACCAGTGACCATCTCCGTGTAAAGGAGGCACTCTACCGCTGAGTTAATCGCCCAAAAGGAGAAGGAGAGCTCTTGGACGGAACCGCAGGATCACTTCTCCAAATTTGCTACGGCATTCTGGTTTATCTTTCCAGCGCAAATAGCAATCCTCTGTCTAGGAATCGAACCTAGTTTCCATGTGTGTTGTCCACCCGTCCTTACCAATAGACTACCAGAGGTTGGATCGGATATGATGATCCCGATCCGCTTGAAAGAACTGGATATTTCCTGTCCTTTCAACTGCCCAGGCTGGGATCGAACCAGCGACCAGTCGATTAACAGTCGAATGCTCTACCGCTGAGCTACTAGGCATTATGTTTTGTTTTTTCAAGTTTAATCCAATTGAGAAGAGCGTTAAGTTCTCCTCGCTTTGCCTCTGTCATATCTTGACCCTTACTAAAAAGATAAAAATCTAAAGCTTCAATAGCATTTTCACGGTCTTGCCGAGAGAGAAGTGACATTGCTCTTAATTATCAACTTGTAAAGTTTACCACATCTATTATGGGTTGTCAATCCTCATCGTTTAAAGATCTCAAGTATTCAACCCACCAATCTGGGTCCTTTTGCATTTTCCATTTTGGAACATTAAGTCCACGTTCAGAATAATACTCAAAAATAGCATCATCTATAATCTGTGAGATCTCCATAGTCTTCTTCCTCCTCATCAACGTCTGCATACGGATCGACCATATATGGTCCATGTGGTCGTTTTGCATCTTCTCTTACATAAGTTCTTTCAGTATCAATGCTTGCAATCCATACTGCCAATTTCATCATTATATAAATTATTCCCAAAGGCAGAAAGCAAAGCGTAAGTATGATAGATTGCTTCATAGGAAACCCTACCATTATTTTATATTTAGATTAAATCATCAATCTTAACCCTCTGGTCAAAGCACAAACAATATCTTGGAGTAGATAAAGTATTATACACCATATGAGTAGTGCTTCCCCAAAAAAACATAAATTTATTATTCTCAAAATATTCAGTAAATATACCTTTTTGAGTATTCAATGCTAGGAAAGCATATTCATCCTCTGTTGATTTAATATCAAGTCCCCATAATCCTCTGATAGTAATGTAATCCTCATCTGATGGGTCATTATCTACATGCCAATCAATTGCTTTACCTGGATGAACTACACTGATACCAACCCGTTGTCTCAGTCCTGATTGATAAGCAAAATTAGTCAGGGTTGGTAAATAATCTGCATTGTCACTATAGATAATATCTCTTTCATAATCTATATGAGCCTTGGTTTTATAAACTTGCTCATAATAACTTCTGTTCTGTTCAATATAATTATTATACTCAAGATATAAAGCAGCAACTTGCCACCCATCGTATGGGTTTGCTTTTACCGATGTGTAATGATTATTACCTGTCCAATTCGTCCAGATAAGTTTATCCTTATTTTGATTAAACTCTTCAACAATTGCTTGATAATTGTCGGAAAGAAGTTTAAGTTCAGGATTGATTTCTTCTAAAGAATAAAATCTTCCCATAACAGTATGGAGTATCATTAATGGGTCTGGTGATATATGTAGCATATTATATTATTCGATATGGAGAATAGGGGACTTGAACCCCTGACTTGCAGCTTGCAAAGCTGCCACTCTACCAACTGAGTTAATTCCCCTGGCGTCTCGGGCTGGGATCGAACCAGCGACCAACTGCTTAGAAGGCAGATGCTCTATCCGCTGAGCTACCGAGACATGAGAGTATTATATCAATTCTTTGGGCAGTCGTCAACCCAGACCGCACAGATTCTCATTTCTCCACCAAGCAGTCTCTGTGCCTCACTGCCGTCTGGTGCTTTCTCAACATACTTTGGTTTATATCTCTTATTAGACTCAGCAATGATACGGTCATACTCGGGTGTGACTTCATCAATCGCTCTGGTTACATCTCTCTCAACCCTACGCTTTACTTTGTTAGGATCTTGAAGAATAAGTTCATTAAGAATAGTTTGTGGGAAATATTTTCTTTGAATCTCGTCCAGTAAGTCCCATAGTCCATTTTCAGATACTCCAGTGCATTGTGACAGTGTTGCAATAATAGACGATACTACTATGCTGACTATAATGATTTGTTTTTTATCTGGTTTCTTTTTACCAAAACTGAAATCAACTTTCATGAGATTCAATATATTTTTTTATTATCTCATTGTTCTTTCTTTGCATTTTTAAAAGTTCATCATAATCCATACCCAAATAAGATGCAAAACCTTTTAGATCTTCATGACCAAAAGTATTTAAATGGGAAGTTATAGATTCGTTTTGTGTCATAACTTTTACTTACTAAAAAGGGGAGCATTGTGTAACTCCCCAATATTTATTCAGTTTGTCAAACTTCTACCGTGATCAGTTTGGAAGCATAATCATGAGCATACGAAGTGCGAGCACCATGATGCCCCCAACCAATCCAACTATACGCATAGTCCATGTAGCGGTTAATTGATTTGCCAGGAGTTTTCATCTTCTCCTCAATATCCAACCACTGAACCTCATTTGTTAGATAACGAAGTTGCGTGTCAAGGG